GTCCTTGATGGCAAGGTCACGCAAGTCATCGTTGCGGAGCAAGAGTTCTTCAACACTTTCGTGGACAGCTCTCCCGGCCAATGGATACAGACGAGCTACAACACTCGGGGCGGTATCCACTACGGGCAAGATGGCAATCCTGATGGCGGGGTAGCTTTACGTGGCAATTATGCTGGGATCGGATATATTTACGATCATGCAAATGACGTGTTTTACGCTCCGCAACCTTTCGCAAGCTGGACACTAGACCAAACCAAATGGATGTGGGAATCTCCGGTTCCGTATCCTACGGATGGCAAACTATATCGCTGGGATGAAGCAACCAAGGAGTGGGTTGAGATTCCTACAGAAGTTTAACGGCTACAAGAGGGGGGTCTTATGCCGTTCAGTTCCGACAGTGGCAAGAAGTATATCAAGAACATTGTATCCCGCGTCCCGCATGAAAAGATGCTGGATGTCGGATGTGGTTCCGGAACGTATGCCAAAATGTTTCCCAATGCCGAATGGACCGGGATTGAGATTTGGGAACCATACGACGAAGAATTTAAACTTAGCGATCTGTACGGGTATCTGTACATAGAAGATGCCCGCACATGGCAGCCTCTCGTCAAGTACGACGTGGCCTTTGCTGGGGATGTATTAGAGCACATGACGGAAACGGAGGCTGTTGAGGTCTTCCAGAAACTAAAGGGGTGCGCTGATACTGTTGTCGTCAGCATTCCGATTGGCCCATATCCTCAAGATGAATATGAAGGAAACCCATACGAGGCTCATATTACCGATAATTGGTCAGAAGCTGACGTTGTCCGGGTCTTTGGTCAGCCAACGTGGTCACATATCGACAACGAGATTGGTGTCTTTATTTGGTCAATTCACCCTATTAAACCACGGATCTGCGTTTACGCGATTAGCAAGAATGAAGCTCATTTCATTCCTAGATTTTGCGAATCAGCCGAAGCCGCTGACATGATACTCATCGCCGATACGGGGTCAGACGATGGTCTTCCGGAAGAAGCTTATAAGCATGGAGCGACTGTTCATCACATTAGCATATCTCCTTGGAGATTTGACTTGGCTCGTAATGCGGCTCTTGCATTGGTGCCGGGAGACATGGACATCTGCATCAGCCTCGACATCGACGAAGTGCTCCAACCCGGCTGGCGGGAGGCAATCGAAGCAGTTTGGAAGGTAGGCGTCACTACCCGTCTTCGCTACATGTTTGATTGGGGCTGTGGTATCAAGTTTTACTATGAGAAAATCCATGCCAAGCATGGCTATATGTGGCACCATCCATGCCATGAATATCCTATTCCCGATGGGCGGATCACGGAGGTATGGGCTCAAACTGACTTTCTTGTCGCCATCCATATGCCAGATCCAACCAAGAGCCGGGGCCAGTATCTCGACCTCTTGGAACTATCGGTGAATGAAGATCCAGCCTGCCCCCGTAATGCTTTTTACTATGCCCGTGAACTGAGCTTCCATTTTCAATGGTGGCAATCCATTGAGGCTTGCAAACGGTATTTGCAGCTTCCTCGGGCTACTTGGTCAAATGAGCGATGCTATGCATATCGTGTCATGGGGCGCTGCTACAATGAACTGAATAACCCGCCAGAAGCCGAGCGGGCTTTTCAAATGGCAGCATCTGAGGCCCCCAACACCCGTGAACCGTGGTGCGAATTGGCTATGCTTATGTACAGGCAGGAGCGGTGGCCCGAATGTTTTGCCTATGCCACAAGGGCGTTGCAAATTGTTGATAGGGCCTTGGTATATACCTGTGATCCAGAAGTTTGGGGTTCTCAACCGCATGACTTGGCTGCGATCTCTGCCTGGAACCTTGGTTTGAGGGATATTGCGTTGCGGGAGGGGCAAATTGCCGCAGATTTAAATCCCCAAGACGAGCGGCTACAGAATAATGTTCGTTTCTATAGTGAAGCGACAACTAGCGACATTCAGCCAGTAATCTGATAGAATGCCAGCAACGGGCGGGAGTAGTTAAATGGCTATTACATACAATTGGCTTGTGGAGCAGATGGACTGCTACCCGACCTATGACACGCAGACTGACGTGGTATTCACCATTCACTGGCGGGTTAACGCCTCGGATGGCAAGTACAATGTAACAAGTTACGGCACTCAGGGCGTAACATACGTCCCGGGCACCCCTTATACCCCCTATGCCCAGTTGACGCAGGCGCAGGTTATTGAATGGACGCAGGCAGCAATGGGACCGGCTCAAGTTGCTCAAATTGAGGCATCTTTGGCTACCCAGATTGCCAATCTAAATAACCCACCTGTTGTGACACCCGCATTGCCTTGGGCTTCAGCGTAACAATGTGGTGGGGCGCTATGGACCAGAATACGATCAATCTGGCCATAGCGGCCATTCTTGCCACCATAGGATGGCTAGCTAGAGAATTGTGGGGTGCCGTTCAAAAGCTGAAGGATGACCTCCATAATCTCGAAACTGACCTTCCCAAAACATATGTGTTAAAAGATGACCTTGATCGGCGCATGGATCATATTGAAAGTATGTTCCAGCGTATTTGGGATAAACTCGACGGAAAAGCCGACAAATAAGGGGTGCATTATGCAAATGAGCCAAGAGGGCATTGACGCCCTGATCAAGAAATTCGAAGGTTGTAAGCTGACTGCTTACAGGTGCCCGGCTGGTGTCTGCACTATCGGTTATGGCCATACGTCTGATGCAGGAAAGCCCTATGTGCTGGATGGTATGGTTATTACCCAACAGCAAGCCGAAGATATGCTTCGCCGCGATTTGGTCAAGTATGAGACGGAGGTGTACAATATGGTGCATCAACCGCTTACCCAACATCAGTTTGATGTTCTGGTTGACTTCAACTACAACGCTGGCGCAGGGAATCTGCGTAATTCGACTTTGCTCAAAAAAGTCAATGCAGCTAAATTTGACGAAGTTCCTGCCGAGCTTATGAAGTGGACTCGTGGCGGTGGACGTGTGCTCCAAGGCCTTGTCAGGCGACGCCATGCCGAATCTGCTTGGTGGAGTGACGGTGCCCCCATTCACATCAGCACCAATCTTGATGAGCCTACCGATGATGAACATGAACAACGGGCAACGCCTGACCCCGTAGTTATCCCTACTATGAAGGATAGCAAGCAAGGAAATGCGGCCATTGTTACTGCTGGTCTTGGTGGTTTGGGGGTTGCCAAGGAGGTAGCTGCGCAGGCTCAAGATGCTTCAGACACTGCTGACAAGCTCATGTCATTGCTGCATAACCCAAACTTCCTCATTATGGCGGCAATCATTGGATTGGGCGTAGCAATCTGGTATTTCCGGAAACAGCACATGGAGGAACATGGTGTTTAGCCTCTTGCTCACTCCGGTTGGCCGCTATGTGGTCTTTGCCTTGGCGGCGGTGGTGCTTGTGTTCAGCACCTACATGAAAATACGGTCTGATGTTATTGCAGGCGTCGAGGCTGCCGCTACTGCGGATGCTCTAAGGAGAACAGAAAATGCGATTACTGCTGGCGACGCTGTTGATACTTCCCCTGGCGGGTTGCTCAAGTCTGATGGTTTCAAAAGAGACTGACGTGGCTGTTTGCACTGTTTGGCGGGACGTTTCATGGTCTTCCAAGGATACAACTGGGACGATCATCGAAGTCAAACAGAACAATGCCCGACGTGAAGGCTGGTGCGCTGGCAAACGTTAAGTGGTATAGTGCCTGTAACGCGGAGATTTTGCTGTGACTACAGGCTTGAAACAGTGTTCAAAATGCGGGGAAGCAAAACCCCTTACTGAATACCGTAAAAATGCTCGTGGCAAAGATGGCCTACGTGCTGACTGTAAGTTATGTCATTTGATTCTCAAAAAAAGAGAATTTCTTCCGCATGGCAAAAAAAGATGTATTGTTTGCCATGAAATAAAGGATGTTTCATCATTTCCTGTTAGGAACGATTATGGAACTGTTCGCGGAGAATGCAAAATATGCAAAAAAATTAAACATTCTGCGTATTACAAAATTAACCACGAGCTTTGCAATCAACGCAAGCGTAACTGGGTAAAAAATAACCCAGAAAAGCAAGCTGCTTCCTCATCAAAATGGGCCAAAAATAACAGGGCAAAATTGAACAAAAAAGATGCTGATCGCAGGGC